TCCACCACTCAACCATGACGAGGTAGCACCAACATCGTCATCATTCGTCCAGCCTGTTGTGATGTCGCTGGTAAAAGCTCCGTTGGTAACTGCTGCAGTTACCGTGCCACGAGTAATAACAGCATCGTCCACCCAGACTCGCATGGTATCGGCTGTCAACTCTATCAGGGCCGTATCGTCTACGGCAAAAACAAAAGGAACCCAAATCGCAGGATTGCTACTGTCTGAAGTGCCAAGATACTGGCCACCAGGGCGAAGCATCATTGAGCCAAGCACCCTTGGCATCCAATTTGTAAACACAGAGGCAGAAAGCGCCATGCGCTTCAGGTCAACTCTTGCCAAGGCCAGCCTGGAGACAAGGCCCCTGTTAAACGCTACGAGATGTGCATTTTCCCTTGACATTATCCTGTTAGTCTCCTCATTGTGCCACCGTCACTTCCACCGCCACCACCACGAGACTGAACAAAGCGCCCTGAAGGAAGGAACCGTGTCGGTCCTTTCATTGCATCCTTGCTCCTGGCATCAACAAGGAGCCTTCTGGTGTCTTTGCTGAGTCTTTCCCATTTGGTTTCAGACTGGGTAAGACTCTCACAAATCTGGCTCGCAAACCACGACTCCACATACCTTGTGAAAGTCTCCGGCCATAGTGAATAATCATAGCCATAGTCAGTTGACTTGGATACATACTGGATGTAGATTTCACTGGCATTCGTAAACCAGTACAGCACCTCGTCAACATAATAGAGAAGCGGAGCGCTGAAGTGTTCATTCTCGCTCATTGCTGCGATCCTGACCATATCCTCTGGCTTTTCGTATGCGTTGTTGTATCCGAATGCTGGGGTTACAGATGGGGTTGGTTCAAGCTTGGAAGAGCGCATGGCATGATTCCACAAGCCCTGCTCCAGTACATAATCAAGACCACCATCGTCAAACACTTCGTCCAGCAAGTATCTTGCAGGGACGGCATCTGTCAGGGCGCTCAACTTGGGCTGGCCAAGACAACGGAGCGCACCGTTGTAAATCTTCAGCTTTGATGTTGCCATAACCTCTCCTTTTGAATGTCGAAACTACTCTTGCTTCCGATTACAAGCTGTGCTGCTCAGTCGTGTCTGTCTGCTATGCTATGGCCTTCCTGTGTTCCTTTAGCCAAGCGAGAGCAGACTGCTTGTCATCGTGGTCCTTGGTGAGGACATCGTTACCTTTTACTACTCGCCATTTCTGTGATGGTACGAAGCTGACGATGTAGCCTTCATCTGCCGGAACCTCGTCTTTGTCGTAGACAACTACATAGCTGATAAGCACTACCTTGGCCCACAGCCTGTCACGCCCAAGCACGATGAACTTGGCCAAATAATTCCTATCTGCTGGCATGGCTTCAATACGGTCCCCTGGCCGAAGCTTCATTGCTACATGCGCCCAGTAGTCGGGCTTGAGCATATCATCAACTGTTACTTCGGGGTCGGGCATAACTGACCAAACCATCCTGATCGCTTCAGCCTGTTCAATGTTGACTGGGGAAAGCTTTAAGGTTTTGATTATTTTTTTCATAGGTGCTGCAGCCTTTTGTATATTCTCTGCTGCCTTCTTATTAGTTGCTGCCATCGGTTCTCTCCTTGTAGGCGAAAAAGGTTGAGGGGCAGGGGAATCCCACCCCTCTTCCTTTTTGGTGTCCTTGGGTTAACGGTTGACTACTACGACAATGTAGCATCTGACAAGTCAGTTGCTGTCAGCATGTGGTGAATCGTGCATGTGTAGGTATCAGTATCAACGACAATCATAACATCATTGGTCTTGAGTCCCAACGCTGCACCATTCGTAAAATAGTCTGCGCCTGAAACTGTGGCATGTGCATCCGTATCCTTGTAAACCCAAAGGGAAGGATGCCCACCAACTCCAGGGACTAGACATACAGGTGGGTTTGTGACTTCATAAGCCATAGCCTATGTCTCCTTATGGTTGAGCTTTAATGGTTAATTGTTATGGTGCCAGTGTTGCTGCAGCCCCTATGGTTGCTGCTTTCATCATGTGGACTGTGCAGCTAGGGGTAGCGGTATCAACATAGATAACAATATCGTTTGCCTTCATGCCTATCGCAGCACCATCTGTAAAGTATCCAGTGGTGCCGTCAAGGCTCCCATGTGCGTCTGCATCTTTGTAGAGCCAGAGGCTAGGGTGTCCACCCATTCCTGGGACTAACAAGACAGGTGGGTTTGTGACTTCATAAGCCATAATTTAATTCTCCTTATTATGGAATTAGTCTTTAGCCTTAGCCAGTTCTACACTGCTGCAAATGCGGAGCCGTCATGGGGAATCTGCACGACACCTGTGTTCTGCAGAAGTTTGCTGCCCAAGAAAGCAGAGGCCCTGGCCCACGAGTAATCCTGCTCCTCATTATAGCCGATAGGGGTCTTCAATCTTTCGTTGTCACAGGCATGGCCGATTGCGTTCCGATGATACATCAAGCATGTCTCGGCTGCAGTAGCTTTTCCTGACAGGTTCGGATGAACGATGAAGTTAACACCAGCCCAACGATACATCATCATCATGCCTTCAAACGGCTTATTGTTGATGTAATCAACGGACCCAAACTCCTTGGTCTGCATGAGATACGCATGGAACCCTGGAGTAATGAGTGCTGATATGTTGCCGTCCATCGGGACTGCGTTATTGCCGAGGATCGCCAGCCCGTGCATTACAACTGCAAGTGAAGCAGTGGAAGCAGCAGCAGCGGTGTCCTGGGTGCCTGTCTCAAGTGCAGTGATAATGTCAGAGTCGATCTTACGATTGACAACTGCCATTGTGGTCATCTGCATGATCTTACGCTGATCGCCCTGAGAAGCGTATACATTGAACTCGGTCTTACGAACAAGGTCATGCCATTCAGCGATGGTACAGGAGTTCTGGGTGTTGCTATCGGCACGAGCCGGGATCAACCCATTTACTCCACGAGTTTTGGCGGTTGCAGAGCCGGAATCAGCTACCAGGAAAACTGCCGTATTCCCTTTGATGTCCACCTCTGTGGTGACTGTCTTACGGACAAGAGTCTCACGCTGTTCAAAGCCTGCGATGAACTCCTGCCGATCAATTAAGCTTATAAGCTTATCAGACTATCGCTTGCCCCTTGGGGCCTGGAACGCTTAGTCGTTGTCGGTGGTGATGAATCATTCTATCAATTTTATGCCGCTTCAGCCTAGCGTGTTTGGCTACCTTTGGAAGAAAACTTAAAGCAAAACTCCTGCTCTGATATCCAAGGCTGCGGCTCCATACTCTTACATTCTCGCTTTTATTCATAGTGGTTATCTTCCCCCCGAAGCATTTCTGCAGCATTTCAAGCCCAGGTAGGTCGGTCACATGGGCAATGGCTTCAATTTTTATAGTCCATTGCTTATATTCCCTTCCTTTGTAGCTTTTATACTTGCCGCTCCGGTATGAATAACAACCATCACCGTCCAGGTATCCGGCCACCCAAGCCCACGATAAGTGGTTCTTCGGTTTCAACGGGCCGACCTGTGTCTTGCGAGAGTCTTTGGACGCTTGAGTTAATGCCGCTCTCTGCTGTGCCGTAACTGTTTTTGATTCTTTCCGTAGCTGCCGCCACATTAAAAGCATCCAGTTCCAGTGCTGCGCCTTAATAACCATGTGCTTGATTATCCTTGGCAACAACATCTCAAGATCGGCTCTTTTGGTTACTATCCAATTGACAAACTGTTTATTGCTGCCCTCTCGTGAGGTTTTGCCCATCTCGGTTTCCCACGGGATGGATTCTACAAAGCCGTGTTTATCAACAGCGTCAGAACCTGAGAGCTTCATTTGAAGCCCAACAAAAAACAATCCTTCTCGGTTGCTATTCCTCTTGAAGTTGAAAGACAACGACCCATCTGCATCAAGCAGTCCTGCAAGGTATTTTACTAATGATTCCTTCATCCAAGTCTCCTCTCTGTTGTGGACTTAGATACCTTCCGTCTGGTTGGCTTGCGCTTCCCAGTTGTTCAGTTCCAGTCATGCAATATTTTACATGGTTTGAAATGCGGTTTCAGCCATTTTTAAATACCCCCTTATTCAGGTTTTAAGTTAAAAGTTGCGATCCTTCTGTTAATCTCCGCAGCTTGGGGTGTCCAAAAATGGCTTTACCTGGGTGTCCTTGCGGAGCAGTCCGGCCATTATCTGGGGCCATTGCCTGTGGATTTATATATAATGGAAGCCTATTTGGCTCCCTTCATACGCTCAATTGCTTCTAAAAGTTTCAGATGTTCAGCTTGCGCTGTTTTGTCCTTGAACCAGCCTTCACGGTCCGTCTTCATCCTTTCCTTGTTTGTAGCCACCTTGTCTTCAAGGCTCTGAAGCGCCTGATCGCCTTCTCCGGCAACCAGTGTAGCTGCAGGGTTAATCTGTCTGGCCAGCCCAGCAAACCATTTAAGGAACTCAGGGCTGTTGCCAAGTGCCGAGCCGTTTGCAAGCCTGCCACCCATAAGAAGCTCTGGCAGATCGCCAGGGGCTGAAGCTACCAACGAGTGGGCTGCGTTCACATTCGGCTTGTAGTCACGGCCCCATTCTTCTCTAAGTGTGTTGATTGACTCCTCGATGAACGCCTGATCAGCAACGGCCAAGTCTTCCATCTGTTTTTCCTGGGCCTGATAATACCAGGACAGCATCTCCTTCACCGTTTCAGGCGGTGTATTGCTGGCATGTGCCACTTCAAGGAAGCTACCCACCAGTTCTTTGTCTTCTTCTCCGACCACCAAGCCGTCCGGCAGGGTGATGTCGTAATCGGTGAACTTCTCAGGTATCCCATTCTCCTTTCGCCATGCTGCGACTTCTTCCTTGCTGGCATCTTTTGCCAGTGGAATTTTATACTCGCCATTGGTGATCTTCTTCTGCGCTGCTCGGTGTGCTGCGAGTACATCATTTGGCGAAGCGTAGCGCTGCAGGATTTTCAGCTCCTTGGCTCTGTCCTCATCGTTGAGGGGTTTGCCTTCTTTATCCTTTAAGCCGTCTACATGCTTCTCTCGCCAATCGTCCGGCCAGTAACCCTTGGCAGCGCCATCATCACCGCTTTCGTCTTTATCGTCCTTGCTGCCATCATCGCCAGCAGCATCGGGGTCTTGAGGCTGGTCATCGTCTTTATCATCTGTGCTGTCATCGGCATCATCATCGCCACCGTCAGGCATAGTAATTCCTAATTCGTCATCATAAAACTCGTCTGCTGCGCCTTTTACTTCAGGGGTATCAGCCATGCTCTTTCTCCTCGGTTGTGCCGGAACTATCCTTCAGCATCCCGACTTTAATCTTGATAAGTTTAACCAGTTGCAGGCCAACGAACCTTCTGCCTTCTGCGAAACAGGTGTCTCGATCACTGTCTGGCGAATATGAAAGGTTGGTGTAGCCCGAAGCCTGTTCTATAATCCACTGCATGGCTAATACCTGTTGACCTTCAGTCGCAACCCCAGCAGCCACTGCCTGGATCGCAACACACTGAGCGTTGGTCCATTTTGGTGGGTGCCACGACCTGTATGTTTTCTTGTCAGCCATCTTACTGTACCGCTACAGGAGCAGCCTGCTGCTGCCCCCTGCTTGCCTCGCTTATTAGTTTTGCTGCCTTTGCGCCTTCGGTCATCTGGGCCAGTTGGTCCTGGGCCTGCATTGACTGCTGTTCTGCTGCAGAAAGCGCCTGGGCCTCTTCTGTACTTCTGGTCCATTTAAACGGTACGCCAATACCTTCAAAGACATCTCTGAGCGCTACATTCACATCCAGCACATACTTGGCTCCCGGGTCAATATCAAGTGCATGTGCCAGCATCTCCTTGCTCTCGATGAATCTCTGGCCCTTGGCTCGTTCAGTTGCTTCACGCAACGGTGATTCGAATTGGAACTGGACATCGGTGTTGATCAGTTCCTTCGGCTTATCGTGCGGTGATCCGAATGCATGGTAGCGCTGCAGTACATCAAATGTGAGGTCACAGAGCCTGCCGTTGTATTCCATCTCCATCGGCTCAAACAATGGCAGGGCCTGCCTGATATATTCCTGCACCCTGTGGCCGACTTCGTATGCAGTCATCCTGGCATCAGGTGGTGGCAGCGCCAGCTTATCAAGATAGAACGCTTCACGGATCATTCTCATCACGCCCTGACTCATGTCAACCCCTAGCGGAATGCCTGTGGTGTTCTGACTGATTGGCCTGAGTAC